AAAATCTGCATTTAATTTAAAAGATGTGGCTCCGATACGAGTGATATCTTTGCCTGCGCCCATCACAAAAACATTGGCTTTTAATTCAAAATCACCTGTTTCAGAATAGTTTCCAGCTTCTACTTTGATGGCATATCTTTTTGTCGGGCTTGCGTCAGTAATAGAAGCCATAGCAGCCTGAATAGTTGCATATGGTTTTCCTAAAGATCCATCTGCAGTTAAATCGTCACCATTTTTAGCTACGTATACTTCTTGTTCAAATGCAATAGTAGAAGGAGAAATAGCAGCTAATGCAGCATTTACTGCTGCTACACTTGGAGCTTGATCTGTTTGTGATCCAGCAAGACTATCTACTACAGCTGCTGTTTGTGCTCTAAGATCGGTAAAATAAAGATTACCATCTTCACTGATGTCGCCAGTATCTAATACTACAACACCTGTTTGTCCGTTAACGGAATCTACGGCTCCAGTTCCGCCGCCACCTTCTAGTGGTAATCTTATATAACCAGAAGACATTTTTAAATCTCCTTACCTTTAACATTAGCCTGTATATTTAAAGTTCCAGAACCGCCAGAAGCAGTATAAATTACTTTAATTTTATCGTAATTTGTGTCTACAATATTCCACATAAAATCGCCAGCTTCAGTTACTACGACTGTAGAATCGTCTAAATCTACATAATTAACATCATCAACAGAAACCTGAACTTTAAATGATCCTGTAGGAGAGCCTGTCCAGTTAGCATAAAAAACTACTGCTTCAACTCTAGATGTGTCGATTGCAGGAGATTCTAAATTTCCAGACATGTCCCCATCTTTAAGAATCAATCCATTAAATGTATTCTCTTTTATACTCATGATTCGCTCTTTCTTTATAAACCGCCTGACTGAGGATTCCAAGGAAGTCCAGTCAATGCATTTGTTGGTAAACTTGGTTGATTTGGCAATTCTTGAGGTCCTAATCCTATGGGAGATTGCATCATTGCTTGCATTTCAGCAGCTTGCATTTCTTCTACGCTAAGTGGTTGAGCAGTAGTCATATCTGGAGGCATAGCAGGTTGTCCTGGCATCTGAGGAGCCGCAGGAGGTTGCATTGATGCTTGTTGTATTTCCGTTTCTCTTCTTGCAGTCGCTTCCGCTGGATCTAAATTATCCATTTCAGATTTTCCAGGTTGAAGAGGTTGAATTCCCAACATTGCCAATAAATCAGGGTCTGCATTTTTCATGGCATTTACATGCTCTTCGATATGAATACGCACAGCTCGCATTACTTCTGGATTCATACGAGCTTCAATTGTGGATAACACAGCTTTGTGTTCCATAATATGCTGAACATGGTTATCAGTAATCAAAACAGGAGCCTCTTTTCCTTCAGAAAGCCACTCATTTTCTTGTTTGATATAAGTCATTTCTCTTACAGGACCCTCTAACATAATGTCTAGATTTCCTGTTTTCATTACAGTCATGTACTGATCTGGAGACTTAATAAGTCCCATTTGAAGTAAATTATTGGCCATTTCAAGCTTTCCAGCAGTAGTTTTTCCTAGTGGGTTACCCATATCGACAACTACGCGATCTACATCTTTAAGATCTCTGCCTTGAAATGATTTCATGTAAGTTCTGTTATTTTTACCAACTAAAACGGCTGTTCTTTCAACAGAAGCAAAATCTTTTAATGTTTTAATTACTGCTGTTCCAACATCTTCAATTAATTGTGCATAAGATTGTTGCAAACCATTGTTAAACTGAATAGCCATAGATTGTACTAGAGCTAAACTATTTCCAGATCTTAGATTTGCTTCAGGATTACCTCTAGCTACGCTGTTTACTCCTGAAATAGTTTCCATTGTTCTTTCAACAGATCCCAAATAATTAAAAATTTCTGGAGGAGTGAAAGTTAAATTTAGAGGTTCAGGTTTTCCAGAAGCTGGATCATATTCAATAAAGTTAAGACCGCCTAATTGACTAACACTAAGATTATGTCCTTGTGGAGCCACAATATTCTGCACTCCAAAAGTACTTTGGTTAGTCACAATTGTACTGTGCAGCGCATCAGTAATATCTTGAAGCGCTAATAAATCAAAAGCACTAGTATATCCAAAAGTTGTTTGCATTTGATCAGAAGGAGCAATTCTATAAATTGGAATATCTCGATAAGGCAAATCTCCATCATACATTACTGCATCACTAGTTAGAAAAGCTACCATTCTCCCATTAGGAAGTGCTTCAGATCGTTTATGGTAAAATTCATAAACAGGAATAAGATCAGAAGAAGTAGTTAAATTAAAATTCATTAATTTGTACTCAAGATCAATGTCTTCTTTAGATCCAATCTGTAAAATCTCATCTTTAAGATCGGGATACTTAGCTGCAAGCTCATATTTATTTTTAAAAGAACGAACAATCATCCAATCGTGCTCATTGTTATCAGGTTGAAAAACATCACGGATGACGTCTAAAGGATTATGAACACTGAATCTAACATCGCCTGTATATATTGTTTTTCCTTCATTGTCGATCATATACTCATCGCCAATAGAAGTATCCCAGGTCAAACGAATAAAACCTTCTCCGTAAACTAAAGCATGTTCAACTGCAGCTCTAAAATATCGCTCTAGCTTTCTCTCTCGCATATAAAAATCTAAAATACTATTTGCTAAAATTGTTTGAGAGAGTGATTTATAGTCAGTATTCACTGATCTTGCTTCCATAGCTGGACGTGTACTTGTAGTCATTACAAGCATATGCTGAACAATATTACGCAGTTGATTTACTTTAAATAGCGATAATTCACCTTGATCGCCGCCGTAAGTAACTTCAGAAGCTGTGTGGCCTTGACCTGCAGAACTAAATCCATAATAAGCAAGATAACATTTTCGCATTCTTCTAAAAATACCGCTAGTAGATATGTGAGTATACCAATCTTCGATCTTTTTATTAAGTTCTGTGGCAACTTCTTCTTTATCTAAAGTTGCCCAATATTGCTCTCTGCTAGTGGTTTCTGCCATGATAAGTCCTTAATACAATTTATTAATTGTTTTCGCCTTTAAATCGCTTATTAAAGTCAGATAAAAGGGCCTTTTTTAATACTTCCGCATTTGAATTTTTATGTATAAATTTGTCTGGGTGTATGTAATGAGTCTCTGGATCTAAAAAATATCCTCCTGGAGGGTATGGGTTTTTCTTTTTGTTAAGGTTCCTTACAAGATACACTAAAGCCATTAAAATGTCAAAGTGACCTCTATTCTGCTCATCTGATCTAGCCAATCGACGCCCTGTATTATCCCAAATAGCTGATTTCATTTCAGAAATTAGATTTACACATCTGGGATGTATAATAATTTGTTTATTGTACAACATTACCCTAACTTCGTTTACTGCTGCTTGAGGATCATCGTTTCTTGTTTTTACAAATCTCAAGTTGTTTGGAGGGGCATTTAAATCTGCTATTGTTATGTCGTTACCATCAATTATACGTCGATAAGGCTCTTTTATTGTGTTGTTGATTTGCCAAAGAGATTTTTCCTTTTCTTTAACGACTTCGGCAATTTTACTGCTTGTGGGTTTGTTAAATGCCGCATCATCCTCAATAATAAGCTTATTATTTAAAAAATCCCAATAACCAAATACCATACCCGTGTTATCAATATATCCTAAATCTACAGCGACATAAGTATCGTAAAATGCTGGTTTTTTCCAATCTTGGGTAATTTCAGCCATCAAAGCGTCGGTTGCTTCTGGAAGTACTGCGTCTCTAGCGCTAGTGATGAATTCTGCTAAATACTCTCTTCTCCAGGCATCACTTTCTTCTCCACCGGAAGCCTCTATAAGGTCTTTAATCTGTCTTTCTTCAATAAGTGGATTATCGTACACAGTTTTTTTAATATAATAACCGCCTTTTTCGGCCTGCCGCACATAACCAACAAAAGCGTGATCTGGAGAAATCGGAGGAGTTGATGATAAAATAATCTTCCCTTTGGTAGTCGAAATCATTGGAACTAAAATAGACGACACAATATATCTTAAATCGTCCATAAATCCAGCTTCATCGCAAATTACAAAATGAAATACTTGTCCCCGAAGATTTTCTGATCTTCCTGCATCTGTTCCTGCTATATGTATTTCTGATCCATTATGCTTAAATATATAAACTTGTTCATTTACTTTGTAATCTGGTTTTATGTCGTTTGGACAATCTTTTAAAATTTCTCGAATACGAGGGAGAATAATCTTTTTTACCATTTTTGCTTGCGGAGCTAGATAAGATATTTTAGCTCCTGGATATTTTAGTGCGTATTCAATTGCTTTTACACAAAGAAAGTAAGATTTTCCAATCTGCCGACCACAATTAATAACAAAAAGACTATGATCGCTATTATTTATAGCATCGTCCATATCCAATTGAGTTTTGTGTAGTTTCCAAGATAATACTCCAGCTCTCCAAAGCTTGCCCTTTGCAGATTTTAATTCTTCAGTCATTTTTCGGCGCCTGCTTAACTAAAGCTAAAAGATCAGATATTTCTTCTTTTGATGGTAAAGTGTCATCAATAGAGACTTTAATATCTTGCTCGAATTGACTTATTTTGGCAATAATTTCAAGACATTTAAGGTCTTCAATTGATAATCCAGCAGGACTAATGGCTTTTTCGTAATACTTAGCAACTTCGCTAATGATTATCTGATGAATTTGAGATTTTACAGTTGAATAGTTCAATTTATTTCAAATTTTTAAATCCCAAAGATGCCGCAATACCACCAATTTTATCTCCAAGATCTTTTACCTTGTTTTGCATATCAGTTAATTGTTTATTTTGTACATCGTCGAGATCTTTTGCTTTAGTTATTATTCGTTTTTTACCATAATGCGCTAAAAGTCCCAAAAGAAGACCACCTAAGTCAAAAATTGATGGATTTTGAGACATTGCAATCTTAAATAAAATAATTCCACAAGCAATGTTAACAATAGAAATTTGCATCTCTCTTTCATCGACAATTCTTAAGAATCTTCCGATTTTTAGAAGTGCTTTTCCAGTTGATTTTGCTGCTTGCTTTAATTTATAAGTAAACATTTAATTATTTACCTTCAATAAGATTTGTTACAAATTCCAGTTTGTATGTTTCGACTGCATGATCTTTATCCATACACTCTTTAATTCGTGCATCAATAATTTTTCCGCCTTTAATAAAATAAGTGATGAATTCCCACGGTTTTCCTGGGATATGTCTCATACTAAATGCTAATTCTGGTGCTGCAGCTTCTTCGGCTTTTCGTCTTGCTGCAATTTCATCCATTTTTTTAAGTTTTTTTTCTTCTGCTTTAGTTTTTCTGCCCATTTTTTTCTCCTTGTGTAGATCTAGACTCTGCGTCTTTTTGTATCTTTTCAATTAAGTCTTTTGTGTTTTTAATTAGATTATCAGCTAATTGCTGGCAGCGTACGACTGCATGTGCTTGACTTCCGTAGAATCGGCCTTGGACTAATAAACTTTGCAAAAGTTCAAAAACTTCTAGATTAGAGCTTAGATTATTAAGATCATTTTGCTCTTCTTTAGTATAGTTTAATGATTCTGATGTCATTATTTTCTCCTTTGTGTAAGTTGTAAAATATGTACAATATTACAAAAGTTGCTTATCGACTACATCGGTAAAGCCTAATGCAGATTAACTTTTATAGGAACGATCACTGTTTTATTCAATCGGGTTGTGAGTGTTTGTCCTAAAAATTACTCTACAATAGTATTTATTAAACCCCAAGCATCCGAAGATGCATTGGGGCATGTGGTCAAGGGCAACTTTATTGATTGTCAATCCAATCAGTTAAAACTTCTTTACTTAAAGCTCTTTTTTCTTTTTGGATTATGTATGACTGATAATTGTACATCGCCACTACTAAAAATGAATACAATATCGCCACCAATACGAAAAAAAGAGCAGCTAAACCAGTATAATAAACAAAAGAAGCCATTAATTAAAAGTCTCGTCATTGTCATTCTTAATTAAAGATAGAAAATCTACTTTCTTTGTTTTTTTGGTTGTTCCTGCGGAGCCACCGCCTAACAAATCTAAAAACTTATCAGAAAACTCCTGAGCCATCTTTTTTTCTTGTCTGTATAAAATGTAGAATAAAGCACCTGTTGTAGCTACTCCAAATAATACTCCTAAAAAACCAGATAAAAATGTTACCATCATAATTCAATCTCCTTAATTTTCATTAATTCTAAAATTTCTTCAACTGATTTGTTTACAATGAAAGAACCTTGTGAAGTCATGATCTCTGTTTTTTTACCTGAGTCATCCAATAGATCTTTTGTAATGTACACTATTTGATTCGCATTAATGTACAATTTAGCTCCATCTGGTCTTATAATTGTCAAAAAGTTTTCTTTGTTCATAATATAATTCTACCAGAGATTTCGCTCTCTGGCAAGCGCCAATTTTTTAATCACTTACGCGTTAGGGCTTCCCGAGGTGCCTAACTAAGAGGCTTAGGTTACCTAAATTGTTAATTTTGTTGTTCTTTATACAATTCTTCTTTAATTTCTTCAATAAAATCTTCACCTAGCAACTCTTCTGCTTCTAAGACAGCTTTAGGTTTTTTTACATTAGGATTTTTTTGTAATACTTTTAAATATTGTTTAACAA